CAGCCAACCGCATCAGCCTGTCTGTGCTGGAGAAATGGATTGCTAATGGCGTTGTCTTGCTTGCCCCTACTCCATCTTTCACCTACACGCAGAACCGCACTAATCGTAAGACCGGCGAAGTGGTAGAGACCACCATGACGAAACATGGCAATCCGCTTATCAATGTTGCTGCATGGCGTGAAAAGAACCGCCAACAGGCAATCAAATGCCGCTACATCAAACCCTAACTTGATTTTGCAAGTTAAGAAGGATCTGAGCATGTTTGATTTCAAGGTTTCTACCCATACCCACTACGACGATGCCTGTCGCAAATTCGCGTTAGGTCACAATATGGAAGACATTGCGAAGCAGTGCGGCATTCGTGCGCAAACACTGCGTAATAAGCTGAATCCAGACCAACCACATCAGCTTACCGTCTTAGAGGTTTTAATCCTTACCGATGTCACTGAGGATGCAACGTTAGTTGATGGCCTGCTGGCGCAAATCCAGTGCCTCCCCTGTGTGCCGGTAAACGAAGTCGCTGATGAAAAATTTCCCCTGTATGTCATGAAAGCTACTGCAGAAGTGGGCCAGTTAGCAGCTGGGGCAACCTCTACAGAACCTATGACTGCAAACTGTAAGCGTGGCCTTCTGCAAAACGTTAATAGTGGTATTCGCTGCTTAACACTGGCCGCAATGGCGGTACAGGCGCGTATTCAGGCTAACCCAGCACTGTCCTCAACCGTCGATGCTATCAGCGGCATCGGTGCATCATTTGGTATGAGTTGAGGGGCAATCATGATCTCACTGGCTGCAAGGCTAAAACGTCAAAGCCCATCTATGTCTTACGGACACGGCTGGATCATGGGAGAAAACGGTAAGCGCTGGAATCCAGTAACGCCGTCAGCTTCAGAAGTCAAAGCACAGGCATTACCCAAGAGGAGCAAATCATGGCTATCGAAGGCGATTCCATGCTGGTCGAACTGACAGCCGGTCAACGTGTTGCCGCGCTGAATCATGTTGCTCTGCTTCGGGCTCAACTGATGGGCAGTAATTGCGAAAAAGATGTAGCCCGTTTTATTGCTGAAATGCGCGATGTTACTGACAGCAATTATCAGGATAACAAGCGTGCTTTAAGTGCCATTTTCTTTCTGGCAAACATCGGTAAAGACCGGCACTCAGCCGATTTTACTGATCTCACTACTCATGAAAGAAACGCACTGATTCGCGCAATGAACCACCTGAAAGCTGTTGTGAGTTTGTTTCCCAAACGAATGACTCTTTCAAACTAAATAACTAAAGCAATTAATTGGCGTAAACCCGCCGGGATTCACTTTGCCTGAAGAAAGGAAAATCACATGCTGAATAAATTATCTGGTACCACTAAGCCTGGTTCCTATATCGAACTCGATATGATGCTGAATGATGCACGTCGCGAAGAACGACGCGGTCGTGCTGACCTCATGATATCCCGCCTTAACATCCTGGCCTCGAAAATTCGCCGGGAAGAATTAACATATGTCGAAGCTGCCGAGCTACTTAATCAGGAAGCAGAAAAAATCCAGGCACAGATTGAGGAGGCGCACTAATGGCTGACTCAATGGACATCGTACAGCAGCGCATCGATGAAATGCTGGCTCGCAACATCGCCAATATCGTCAATCGCGCACCTGCTATAAGCGCCTCATTTTGTGAATACTGTGATGCCCCAATTCCTGAAAAGCGCCGCCGCGCGTATCTGGGTGTAACTCGCTGTGTTTCCTGCCAGGAAATTGAAGAACATCGCAATAAACACCGGCAGGGTAATGCCTGATGCATGAGGAATTTGCTTACCCGTGGAATGCTCCACGGGAAGCCATCGCCAGCCCCTATCCCACCTATGAGGAAATGCGCAGCCGCAGTCAGATGATTGCGGCTTTAGTGCGTGCGCAGGAGCTACTTGAAAAGCAGCCGACCCTGATACAGCTCGACGTTAAACGCCACGTCAGTGATCTGGAAAAGACACACGGAACAGCCCGCGCCAATGCGTACTTAACAAAAACATTTGTTGAGCGCACATTGCCACGCGCTGAAACCGTTAATGCTCAATATCGCCTGGATGATATGAGTCACGGCACGTTTAACCTGCTGGCCGGAAACTCCGCGAAAGGAGCTGGCGCGGCCAGTGCAGGTGGTCAGCTATGGGAGCTGATGCGCCGCTTCAACCGACTGCCTGACATGGCGCGCGCCGACGTCGAACTACTGGCTGGGGATGTTGCTAATTTCATCCTCGCCGAGTTGTTACAGGCACACGCGCAGGCTAGCGACGAGTCAGATTACAAATACACGCACCGTCTTTACATGACCGCCGCCACCATCACCCGCGAGCTGAGCCAGACGCCTCCACTGTGGGAAAAGGTCACGTCACGCCTTTTTGACCCGGAGGAAGTTACTCCAGCAATCCTGCGTATGCAGACGGAAAAGTGGTGGAAAGGTAGGCTGCGTCGCGTCGCCGCATCATGGCGTGAACATCTCCAAATCGCACTGGCAAACGTCAGCAAAAAGCATGCACCCTATGCCAGCAGCATGACCGTTTCTGAGTGGCGTGAGCAGAAGCGCCGTACCCGTGAGTTTTTAAAGGGAATGGAGCTGGAAGACGAGGAAGGCAATCGCATCAGCCTGATCGAGAAATACGACGGCAGCGTGGCCAATCCGGCGATTCGACGCTGCGAGCTGATGACCCGTATTCGTGGCTTTGAAAACATCTGCAATGAAATGGGCTTTATAGGCGAGTTCTACACGCTAACCGCCCCGGCACGCTATCACGCCACAATCAAAACCGGGCATCGTAACCGCAAATGGAACGGTGCCAGCCCGGCCGACACGCAGCGTTATCTTTGCAGCGTCTGGCAGAAAATCCGCGCCAAGCTGCACCGCGAAGAAATCCGCATCTTCGGGATCCGCGTTGCTGAGCCTCATCATGATGCGACCCCGCACTGGCACATGCTCATGTTTATGCGCCCGGAGCAGGCTGAGCGCGTGCGCGAGATTGTGCGCGATTACGCCTGGCAGGAAGACGGCAGCGAGCTGACAACGGAAAAGGCCCGTAAGGCCCGTTTTCACGCCGAGGCTATTGACCCGGAGAAAGGCAGCGCGACGGGTTACGTTGCTAAATACATTTCCAAGAATATCGATGGCTACGCGCTGGACGGCGAGACGGACGACGAAAGCGGCAAAGACCTTAAGGAAACCGCCTCGGCCGTTTCTGCCTGGGCGGCACGCTGGCACATCCGTCAATTCCAGTTTGTAGGCGGCGCGCCGGTCACAGTTTACCGCGAACTGCGCCGCATGGCTGACAGCGAAACCGCACACGGACTTAGCGTCGAGTTTGCGGCAGCGCATGATGCAGCCGACGCAGGCGACTGGGCCGGATACGTTAACGCGCAGGGAGGCCCGTTCGTGCGCCGTGACGAGCTGGCCGTACGCACCTGGTATCAGGCAAGCGAAGACGTGAATGAGTACGGCGAGGAAACCGTGCGCATCAAAGGTGTTTACGCAACCGAAGTTGGCGACGATACGCCAATTTTAACCCGTCTGATGCAATGGAAGATTGTCCCGAAACGTGCCGTTGATTTGGGTTCTGAATTTAAGGACGCGTCCGCGTCCTCTCGGAGTTCTGTCAATAACTGTACGGAGCCAACAGGCTCTGAAACAGCTATCGATTTCACAAAGCCCCCTACTCGCGCCGAGCGAAGAAGGATTATTAAGCGATTAAGAGAAAATCCAGCGCAGCAGCAACCTGAGCCGGACAGATACCCACCTGAAGTAAGTCATTGCACAGAACGGGAGGCGTTGAAAAAGAGTTTCTTCGAGATCTCTGGGTTAACACTGTCCGACGGCGAAGCTGTGCGCATGATGAAAGGCTATACAATCAGGGTTGGGGAGCTTTCTTACTGGAGCGGTACAAGCGGCTATCTGTTCCATAGACGGAACAAGAATCCTGCTCCCTTAAAAAGATTTAATGCTCTTGCGAAAAAAAGCGGCATACCTGTGCCTGATTAATAAAACGGCAGTCGGACTAATCTGAGCCGCACGATTCTTTACGATTCCAAAACGCCATGATACTGTTTATACATACAGTATATTTTGACTAGAAGGAGTTAATCATTTGATGGACATAGATAATATAAGCGAGACGGTTGCACGCATCCAGTTCATTGCTGACGTATCACTGATCGCACACTGCAAAGAAGATGAATTAAAAATGGCACTGTCGATGATCAGCGACATGGCAGGGACAATCGACACATCTGT